CTTGCACAAGATACATTAGAAGTTGTTAGCACAGACGCAGGTGCTACAGTTAACCCCATTTTGTCTTTATATCGTAACTCATCAAGCCCTGCAGCTTCTGATGATTTAGGTGCTATACAATTCTACGGTCAAGATGACGGCGGTAATAAGACACTATACGCACAAATACATGGATTTGCTCAAGATGAAACTGGTGCTACAGAAGATGGTGAAATACATTTTTCTTGTATGGCAGGTGCTTCTTTTGAAGACCCAGTAATGAAGTTAACTAAAAGTGCTTTAGAGATGAACGCAAATAATGATATTATTCTTGGTCAAAACTCTGAAATACGCTTTGAAACTTCTGGTAACGATGCACACGAAACTATTTTGTATTGTGTCCAAGCTACACAAGATAATACGGTTTTATTACCAGATAATAGCGGTGTATTAGAAATAGGTGCATTAGGTTCAGGAGCAGTTGTAACAGGTACTTCAATAGCTCACGGTGTTTTTACAAACTATAGAGGTCAAAAGGTTGTATTTACTGGTTCTAGTAATTGTACTGTAGGACTACCAGATGTTGCAGCTGGTGATATTGGTGCGACATGGACAATATGTAATGCTGGTTCTGCAAATGTAATATTTGATCTCGATGCAGTTGCAGCTCAAACAGTTAAGATTCTTACAGGCGCTTCAGTTGTAGATGTTGGCACAGATAATCCACACATTATTGCAGGTGGTGTTGCTAGTTTAATTTGTACAGCTGCAGATAATTACATTCTGTTCGGCTCGGGAGTGGTGGATAACTAATGGCTTGTGCAGGAGTAGTTGCAAGCGCAGGAGCGCAACTTGATTTGTTCTTTATAACTAATGGATCGTATCAATATACAATACAGGTAGGTAAAAGTACGTCTACTATTACTGAAGCTGGGTATGCTGGTTCTGGTAGAGGAGCTACTTACGGTAGTGTTTCATATGCTATAGGAAGTGGAGTAAGAGTTAAAGGTGGGACAGAACACGTTTTGAATTACCTTACAGATTCTGGTATTTCTGGGCATGTTGCTCGATTGGCCAATCCAAAAGTAGGAGGAAGCACTGGTGATAATGCTCCTGTTGACTCTTATACATGCATAGCAGTCCATAACCCAACCTCTGGGCGTAAAAGATTACTAAGATCACAAGTTCATGGTGAGTCTTCATCAGATGCAGCTACATCATACTCTTGGGCTGGTGGAGGCAATGGATATACATATGATAATACACTATTTAAAAATGTAAGTAACGGCACTGTAATACCCTGTGAATTGAGAGCAGATCTTTAATGGCTTACTCTATACAACGAATTACAACTATAGACTCTACTGTGTTACGCAGATTGTTTGACGACTGCGGAACAAAGGTTGAAGAAAACTATACTGATCTTGCTGGAAAAACACCTGATGAGCAGTTTGCAATTTTATTATATAATGCCGAAACATGGGCAACAAAGGGAATGTGCCTTGAGTGTAGTAAAGATGGAACTGTTGTTTTTGTGGCTTGGGGTATGGTTGAAAACATGAACTGGAAGCTGAATAACTTTTTAGCTGGTAGAGACGCAAGTGGTAGTAGAAGTTTTCTCTATGATACAGAGTGGCTAGTTGCAATGCAAAACTTCCATTTAACGATGACGAGTGTTTATACTTCTCATGAAAACGTAAATACCCCTAATAAATCTGCAAAAACGTTTTTAGATGATAGATTAGCTGTGTCAGCTTTGGATTCCCAATTTACTTGTAACGCCACAGGAGATACTGTGGTAGACACAGATTATGTAAGTAGAACTATATCAGGAATAAAATGATGGCTTTTGGGAAAGACGGAGTACGATATAAAATCGTATTTGATTATGATGTGCAATTCTTTTCATGGAGAGGACAAGGTTTTTATTTTAAAAGGGGTGTTCCAGGTTATGTGCCACACTGGGAAATCGACCAAGCAGTAAGAAGAAAGTGTAAAATTATAGAATTTATTGGAACACCTGAGCAAAAGCTCAAATATTGGCATGGAGGATTTGATAGTGTTTAGAGAAAGTAAAACTAAATTTTATTTTCCTCATAAAAAATCGACAGTAAGATTATCAAAGTGTGGTACCAAAACTGAACCATTACTTGTGATATATTGGTTTTTTAGATGGGTCATGTTAAATAAACTTCACTCAGTAGAAAAGAACGGTGATTATCATTCTCATTCTCATCACTTTATATCATTTATTATAAGAGGTGGTTATACAGAAGACTTGATTAAACCTGATGGGAGTATAGTAACAAAGAAAAGAAAATGGTTTAATATTGTGAATGCAAATGATATGCATAATGTATATGATATAAAACCAAACACATGGACTATTATGTGTGTTTGGCCTTTCCGCAGAAATAAAGGAGTTGTATTCTTATCAGAACATGGCACCTTCTGGACTCCTAACGTTCTTCTTATGGACACCCATAAAAAATATAATCTAAAGCCAGTAAAGTTATAAATAAAGATATTATAACGTAAATAAGGTATAATTATGGCCGTACCAAATTCAAGACCGACATTAATTAAATATTGCAAACGGGCATTGGGTGCACCAGTAATAGAAATTAATGTTGATGACGATCAAGTAGAAGATCGTATAGACGAAGCATTGCAATTCTATCAAGAGTACCATGATGATGCGATCGAAAAAGTATTCTTAAAACATCAAATTACTCAAACTGATATTAATAACGGTAAACTTGCAAGTCCAGTTGGTATTACAATCGCTTCAGGCATTACAAGTGTTACAAAGGTATTTAATTTAAGCGATGCTGCAGGAAGCTCTGCAAATATGTTTAATTTTGATTATCAAATGAGATTAAATGATTTGTATAATGTAAACTATAGTACTGGTTTACTTGATTATGCTATGACTCGAATGCATTATGAGATGTGGGAAATGCTTGCAGATGACGATAATAAACAATTTGAATTTAAACGCCATCGTAATACTCTTGTAATGCATATGGATTGGGACGAAGTTAGTGTCGGTGATTATTTAATATTTGAAGCATATCGCATACTTGATCCTGCTACGTATACTGATGTATATAACGACTATTATCTAAAACGATATGCAACTGCACTTATTAAATTACAGTGGGGAACGAATCTGATTAAGTTTGAAGGTATGGTAATGCCTGGAGGTGTGACTTTTAATGGTCGTCAAATTTTTGACGATGCAAGAGAAGAACTCGAAAAACTCACAGAAGAAGCGAGATTAAATTGGGAAATGCCAATTGATTTCTATACGGGATAACATATGCCACGTAATGTATACTTTTCTCAAGCAGTTAAATCAGAGCAATTTCTTTATGAAGATCTGATTATTGAATCTTTAAAGATTTATGGCCATGATATATTTTATTTGCCTAGAACAATTGTCAATGAAGATAAAATATTAGGTGAGCCAAGCGCATCAGCGTTTGATGATGCATATATGATTGAAGCATATATTGAGAATACTGACGGATTTGAAGGCGAAGGAGATCTTTATAGTAAGTTTGGTCTTGAAATACGGGATGAAGCAACATTTATTGTATCACGTAGACAATGGCAAAAATTTGTTGGTATACATGATGATTCTGTTACGCCTAAACCAAACTCAGGTGATTTATTATATATTCCTTTAAGTAATAGTTTTTTCGAAATACGATTTGTTGAAGAAGAACAACCATTCTATCAATTATCTGATTTACCTGTTTACAAGTTACAATGTGCTCTATTCGAATATAATGATGAACAACTTGAAACTGGAGTTGCAGAAATTGACTCTACTCAAGCTGTTAACTCATACCAAGTATCAATGGATGTTACTGTAACAGGTGGTAACCATTTTGCAATCGGAGAAACAGTAACTCAAACAGTTGCAACCAATATTACTGTATTTGGTGAAGTTCAAACAGTTGTAAAAACATCAGATACTGCGGCAACAATTACAGTATCAAATATTGGTACTAAAGATAATACAAATGCTGCAACAGCAACTGATTCAGCACGAGAGTTTTTAGCATCATCAGGTTCAGCTGGTTTCTCTGCAAATCTTGTAGGAGCCGAATCTACTAACACATGTGTAATTAGTAAAGTATATACGATTGGTGACAAAAGCGATGCTAATACTTTTACTTCTGATTCACAAGCTGAAAATGTACAATTCGAAATTGAAGGTGATAACTTTATTGATTTCTCTGAGAGTAATCCATTTGGTGATCCGTCGGAGGCATTATAATGTTTGGTTCACATTTTTATCATGCTACTGTTCGTAAATCAGTTGCAGTCTTTGGCACACTATTTAATAATATTACTGTTGCTCGTACGAAAAGCGATGGTTCCATTATTAATCAAGTAAAGGTACCATTAGCTTATGGTCCTAAACAAAAGTTTTTGTCTAGGCTAGAAACGGAAACTGGACAAGATGCAAGTGTTGCAATAAAACTTCCTAGAATATCATTTGAAATTACTGGAATTGATATTGATACAAGCAAAAAGCTGCAAAAAAGAACTAAACTGAATGAGCCTGGAACGACTGGATCTACTACAACTCGCAAATCAATAAAACAATTTGTGCCATATAATATTGGTATGCAGTTAAATATTATGGCTAAAAATCAAGATGATGGTTTGCAGATATTAGAACAAATATTGCCATATTTTCAACCTGAATTTACTGTATCAATAAAGCCCGTCGATGATTTTAATTCGTTTAAGCAAGATGTTCCTATTGTATTAAATAGTGTGTCATTTGAAGATCAATTTGAAGGGGATTATACTTCTCGTAGGGTATTAATTTATACTTTAGATTTTAATATGAAGATGTCTTTTTATGGTCCAATTGCAGATTCTAAAGTTATTCGACAAGTTAACATTGACTTTAGGCGGGATGATCAGTTGGGAGCAGTAATTACCTTAGCTGCATCTACCGTTCTTCCAATATCATTTATCTCTGGTGCTACTATATACCAAGGAACAGAAGCAAATAAAACATGGTCAGGTATCATTCATACTACTAGTGATAAAAAAATACGGCTTAATCAAAATGTTGTAGATGGGTATACTACAAATAGTCCTTTAAAAGTTACAAAAGATGGAGTAACACAAGAGATTACTGTAAATAATAGCATTGCTTTAAATTCTGATATATTTACTATAGAAGAAATAGATACTACAATTGGGGCTAATGATACAGAATCCAACTTTACTGTTACTACAACAATTGATGTTACTAATTTTGAATAGTTATGATTGATAAAAAAGATGCACTTAAGAAATCTTTAGAAAAAAACCTACCAGTCGAGACAAAGAATGCAGCACTGGAGAAAGAGCTTTTGTCTAAAAAAGATATAAATGATGATTATACCTTTTCACGTGATACGTATAAAGAACTTATAAGTACAGGTATGGGATCATTAGATTCATTGGCAGAGATTGCACGAGAGTCGGAACACCCCCGAGCATTTGAAGTATTGGCTAAATCAATTAAAGATATTGGTGATGTAACTGATAAGCTTATGGCTTTACAGAAAAATAAACAAGATTTAGTACAAAAGAAGGAAGAAGAAACTGGTAAAGTTACAAATAATAATGTTTTTATAGGAAGCACAACTGATCTACAGAGGATGCTCATGGATAATAAAGAAAAAGTGATTGATGGCGACATTAAAGAATAATGAACTTGGGTATCTTGGTAATCCTAACGTAAAACGAGACGGAATAGAGGCTCAATTTACTTTAGACGAAATCAAAGAATATCAAAAGTGTATGCAAGATCCAGCATATTTTGCTACGACTTATGCCAAAATTATATCCCTTGATGAAGGTTTAGTTCCTTTCAATTTATATGATTATCAGCAAAAAATGTTTCATCATTTCAATGATAATCGATTTTCTATTATATTAGCATGTCGACAGTCAGGTAAATCAATCTCATCAGTAGTTTATCTTTTATGGTTTGCATGTTTCCATCCTGAAAAGACGATTGCTATTTTGGCAAATAAGGGTGCCACTGCAAGAGAGATGTTAGCACGTATTACTTTGGCCTTAGAAAATTTACCATTCTTTTTACAGCCTGGTTGTAAGGCATTAAATAAAGGGTCAATTGAATTTAGTAATAATTCAAAGATTATTGCAGCTGCAACATCTGGCAGTTCGATTCGTGGTCTATCTATTAACTTATTATTTCTTGATGAGTTTGCATTCGTAGAGAATGATGCCACATTTTATACATCAACATATCCAGTAATTTCATCTGGTAAAGATACAAAAATTATTGTGACATCAACAGCAAATGGTATTGGTAATGTGTATCATAAGTTGTGGGAAGGAGCAATTACAGGTACAAATGAATTTAAACCTTTTCGTGTAGATTGGTGGGATGTACCAGGTCGTGATGAAAAATGGAAAGAACAAACAATTGCAAATACATCACAGTTACAATTTGACCAAGAGTTTGGTAATACATTTCAAGGACGAGGCAATACGCTTATAAGTTCAGATGCATTATTAAATCAACAAGCAAAAGATCCAATATATGTACAAGAAAACATATATGTTTATAAACGGCCAATTGAAGGCCATGATTATATTATGACAGTTGATGTATCAAAGGGGCGTGGTCAGGATTATTCTACGTTTAACATTATTGATGTATCAACAGAGATATTCGAGCAAGTTGCAACATTTAGAGATAATAATTTATCACCATTATTATTTCCTGATGTCATATATAAGTATGCAATGACATACAACGAAGCTTATGTTATTATAGAATCAAATGATCAAGGTAGCGTCGTATGTAATGGTTTATATTATGATTTAGAGTATGAAAATTTATTTGTAGAATCAACGATTAAATCAAATGCAATTGGTGCTACAATGACCAAACGAGTGAAACGCATCGGTTGCTCTACATTAAAAGATTTTATTGAACAAAAGAAATTAGAAATAGTTGATGCAAATACAATTATAGAGATGAGTACATTCGAAGCAAGGGGTAATTCATTTCAGGCATCAAATAATAATCATGATGATTTGGTTATGAATCTTGTTATGTTTGCATGGTTCGCTACGACAGATATATTTAATGGTATAACAGATATTAATATGAAAAATATGTTATATCAAGAACAATTAAAAGCAATACAAGATGATTTACTACCATTTGGTTTTATTAATGATGCAACAAAAGATGAGCCAGAAGTCGAAGTAAGGGGCAAAGACATATGGATAACACAAAAAAGATTAGAATTTTAAATATTATAAATAATAGTAATTGAGAATATTTCGTATTATGTACTTACATACTATTTAACCCTTTGAGAGGATATAACAATGGCATTTCAAGTCTCGCCCGGCGTCGAGGTAAAAGAAATCGACGCAACGAATGTAATTGGTGTTTCATTTTCTACAAGTGTAGGTGGAACGGCCGGTTATTTTAAGTGGGGACCAATAGAAGAAATTATGACAGTTCGAAGTGAAAAAGAACTAGTTGAAATCTTTGGTGCTCCTGATGACGCAAATACAGCTGCATCTTTCTTGCCCGCTGCAGGTTTTTTAAAATATGCATCGAATTTACAAGTAGTTCGACAAGCTCCAACAACAACAACAGTTGATGGTAGTGCAACAGGATCAACTGCTAAGAATGCTGCTTGCTCAACATCTGCAGCTGATGCAATAGAAATTAAAAATAGATCTGATTATAATGAAGGAGCAAAAATTGCATCAGATGAAACCGTTCCATGGTTTGCTCGGTATGCTGGAGCTTTAGGTAATAGTTTAGCTGTTATCGTGTGTTTGCCTGATGCTGCAGGTAATCAAGTAAAAGGATATGAGCATGCTGATTTTGGAAATTATAAATCATTATTTGCTTCTGCTCCTGGAACTTCTGCATATGCAGCAGGTTTAAGTAAAACCGAAGATGAAATGCATATAGTAGTTCTTGATAAATTAGGGTTATTTACTGGAACAGCCGGAACTGTTCTAGAATCATTTGGTTTTGTAAGTCAAGGTCAAGATGCAAAAACTGAAGATGGAAGTAGTAATTTCTTTCAAGACGTTATTGATAATACATCTCAATATCTATGGACAGGAGGAACTGGGACCTCGCGAGTGCGAACTCACGGTCAAGTTCGAACTTTAACTGATGATGGAGATACATTTAATGATGCAAGTGCCGCTTCAGTGAGCTCACCTACAGAAATTGGATTTAAAGGCGGAAATGATGGAAGCTATAAAAATACCGATACTGGAACAGCGCTTACAAGCTTATTTAGTGATGCGCTATCAAGCTCTGTAAACTTCTTATTTGCAGCAGAAGGTGAAGGCGCAGCCGATACCTCGGTTGCTGTTAATG